AAGTTTCAAGAGAGCATGGACACTATCCGACGACACCGAAGTCCGAGAAGTCACCTTTGAGGATGGACTACTTACCATTCGACTAGGAAAGATTGTTCCAGAACACCACAGCAGAAAAGAGTACCTATAAATACTTGAGGCTACCCCAAAAATATCGTTGCCGCAGGGAGGTAACTGGCAAAAACCAGTTTGACACCTCCCCTTTTTTTATGCTATAATTCTAACAGGTATGTGAGTAAAATGACTGTAAAATTAGCATTATTAAAATCTGGTGAAGATGTAATCGCAGATATTAGAGAAGCAATCTCAGAAGAAACAAATAAAATTGTTTCTTATATTTTTTCTAATCCTTATGTTGTTAAACTGACTCAACCACAAGTTTTGATGGAAGATTCAGAACAAGCAGAAAAAAGGGCATATAATATTTCAGTTTATCCTTGGATGCCTTTGTCTGATGATACTGATATAGCAATCAATCCAGATTGGGTGGTTACAATTGTAGAACCAGCAGCAACTTTAAAGAAATCTTATGAGGAGAGAATGAATGGAAGAGGAAATCACAATGTCGGTGGACCAAATGATGACGGAACCATCGGAAGAACCGATGATGTCGGACCCGATAACTCAAGTTCTAATCTTAATGAATCAGTTGAATTTAATCACTGAAATACAAGAAGTATTAGTTGATTTTGGAGAACCAAATTGTAGATTAGTAAAACCATATTTGATTTCTGATGATGGGAGTCTTTCTCCTTGGTTGAGGGGAATTACGAATGACCAAGAAATTATGATGAGTTCGGATAAGATTTTGACTCTTGTTGAACCCACAAAAGAATTACTTAATGAATACTTGAAACTTACAAAATGAGATTTTATACCAACGTCTATGAAAAATTTAATAAAATGTTGGTTCGTGGTTATGAAGACGGTAGGTATTTTCAGTCGGAGGAGGAGTTTCAACCAACTCTTTATGTGACTTCTAAAAAACAAAGTAAGTATAAAACTCTTGATGGTTCGAGTGTTGAACCAATTCAACCTGGAAAGATTTCTGATTGTAAGGAGTTCTTGAAGAAATATGAAAATGTAGAAGGATTTACTGTTTATGGTAATGATAATTACAAAGCACAATATATTTCCCAAACATACCCAGAAGATGAAATTAAGTTTGATATTAAAAAAATTCGTCTTGTAACAATCGACATTGAGGTTGCATCTGAGAATGGATTCCCAAATGTATTTGATTGTGCCGAAGAACTTCTAGCAATCACACTACAAAACTACGCAACAAAGCATATTATTTGTTTTGCTTCTCGTCCTTATATTAATACTCGTAAGGACGTTGTGTATGTTGAATGTAGGGATGAGATTGATTTGATTCATCACTTTCTCGCATTTTGGGAAAGAGAAACTCCTGATGTAATTACAGGTTGGAACTGTGAGTTGTATGATATTCCTTATATTGCTGGAAGAATTGATAGGATTCTAGGTGAAAAGGAAGCACGTCGTCTTTCTCCTTGGGGAAATATTCGTAGAAGAGAACTTGTAATTAAGGGTAGGGAACAAATCTCTTATGAAGTTGCTGGGGTTTCAATTATTGACTATCTTGACCTTTATAAGAAGTTTACTTACAAGGCACAGGAATCTTATCGTCTTGACCACATTGCAAATGTGGAACTAGGTCAAAAGAAATTGGACCACTCTGAGTTTGAAACTTTTAAGGATTTTTATACAAAAGATTGGCAGAAGTTTATTGATTATAATATTCGAGACGTAGAACTTGTAGACCAATTGGAAGACAAGATGAAACTCATCGAACTATGTTTTACAATGGCTTATGATGCAAAAATAAATTTTAATGATGTATTCTTTCAGGTGAGGACTTGGGATGCAATCATTTATAATTATTTGAAAAAAAGAAATATTGTCATTCCTCCTAAAGACCGTTCAGAGAAGAGTGATAAATTTGCGGGGGCATATGTTAAGGAGCCAAAACCTGGAAAGTATGATTGGGTTGTCTCTTTTGACTTGAATAGCCTATATCCACATTTGATGATGGAATTCAATATAAGCCCTGAAACTTTGATGGAACAAAGGCATCCATCTGTAACTGTTGATAAGATTCTAAACAAAGAATTAGACTTTTCGGAATATAAAGACTATGCGATATGCCCAAATGGTGCGATGTATCGTAAGGACGTTCGTGGGTTTCTTCCAGAACTAATGGAAAAAATGTATAATGACCGTGTAGTCTTCAAGAAAAAGATGTTGGAGGCAAAACAACAATACGAAAAGACCAAGACAAAAGAATTGGAAAGAGAAATTTCAAGATGCAACAACATTCAAATGGCAAAAAAGATTTCTCTGAATAGTGCTTATGGTGCTATTGGAAATCAGTATTTTAGATATTATAAACTAGCAAATGCCGAAGCAATCACAATGTCGGGACAAGTCTCCATTCGTTGGATTGAACGTAAAATGAATTCATACCTAAACAAAATTCTTAAAACAAATGATGTTGACTATGTTATTGCCTCTGATACCGATTCTATTTACCTTAATATGGGTCCTTTTGTTGAGACTGTATACAAAGGAAGAGAGAAAACTACTGAGGAAATTGTTGGGTTCCTTGATAAGGTCTGTTCGATGGAATTTGAAAAATATATTGAGAGTTCTTACCAAGAACTGGCGGACTATGTGAATGCATACGACCAAAAGATGCAGATGAAACGGGAGAATATTGCCGACCGTGGAATCTGGACTGCCAAAAAACGATATATTTTGAATGTTTGGGATAGTGAAGGTGTTCGATATGATGAACCTAAATTAAAGATTATGGGATTGGAAGCAGTCAAATCTTCTACTCCTGCACCTTGTCGTCAAAAAATTAAGGATGCTCTTAAAATTGTGATGACTAAAACAGAAGATGAAATGATTGCTTTTATAGATAACTTTCGTAAAGCATTCAATCAACTTCCCCCAGAAGAAATCTCATTTCCACGTTCAATTAATGACGTAGATAAACATAAATCTTCATCAACTCTTTATAGTAAGGGAACTCCCATTCATGCAAGAGGGGCAATTCTTTATAATCATTTAATTAAAGAAAAGAAGTTAGATAAGAAGTATGCAAAAATTCAAAATGGTGAGAAGATTAAATTTTGCTATTTAAAACTTCCAAATCCAATTCGTGAGAATGTTATTTCTTATATTCAAGAATTCCCAAAGGAATTTGGACTGGACAAATACATTGATTATGACTTACAATTCAGTAAAGCATTTTTGGAACCAATGAAAGTAATTTTGGATGCAATTAACTGGAAAGTAGAAAAAACTGTAAACTTAGAATCATTTTTTAATTGATGGAACTTCCAATTACAGAGAAAGAATTTAAATATATTATGGAATCTATTAAAGGTAATATACAGTTATATAATAAACTTTGGACCTATTGGTTCAATTACAAATATCAAAAAGGTAAATAACTATGGATTTTTTAAAAGATATTGTAAAGGAAATCGGTGGAGAATACACACAACTGGCATCGGACATTGACGAAACTGAAACTTATGTGGACACAGGTTCGTACATATTCAATGCTCTTGTCAGTGGGAGTATCTTTGGTGGCGTATCTGGTAACAAAATCACTGCAATCGCAGGTGAAAGTTCTACAGGAAAAACTTTCTTTAGTTTGGCAGTGGTCAAAAATTTTCTTGATAATAATCCTACTGGATACTGCTTGTATTTTGATACTGAGGCTGCAATCACCAGATCCTTACTGGAGAGTAGAGGTATCGACACAAGTAGAGTGGTTGTTGTCAATGTGGTCACAGTTGAAGAGTTTCGTGGCACGGCACTGAAGGCAGTTGACCTTTACTTGAAGAAACCAGAAGCAGAACGCAGTCCTTGTATGTTTGTTCTGGATTCTTTAGGTATGCTTTCAACCAGTAAAGAGATTAATGATGCTCTAAACGATAAGGAAGTTAGGGACATGACCAAATCTCAACTTATCAAAGGTGCATTCCGTATGGTTACCTTGAAACTTGGAAAGGCAAAAATTCCTATGATCGTAACCAATCACACTTATGATGTTATTGGTGCTTATGTTCCTACTAAAGAGATGGGTGGTGGTAGTGGTCTCAAGTATGCTGCTTCTACCATTATTCATCTCTCAAAGAAAAAGGAGAAAGATGGAACAGAAGTCATTGGAAACATTATCAAGGCAAAGACTGCCAAGTCGCGTCTAAGTAAAGAAAATCAAGACGTTGAAATCCGTTTGTTCTATGATGAACGTGGTCTTGATAGGTATTATGGTTTGCTTGAACTTGGAGAATTGGGTGGATTGTGGAAGAATGTTGCGGGTAGGTACGAAATGGATGGTAAAAAACTTTACGCAAAAGAAATACTGAAAAATCCAGAAAAGTATTTTACTTCAGAAGTAATGCAAGCACTTGACGAAATTGCAAGAAAAGAGTTTAGTTATGGATGATGAAAAACATTCGAGTTATAAAAACTGGAATTGATGTATCTAAAATATTAGAACAAATAAAGAAGCACCCAGAAGATTGGGGTTCGCAAAAAAACATCAAAGATAAAAAAATAGAACAACTTGACCCAACAAAATATACTGTTACGGTTGATGTTCTTCAATTAATAATGGGTGGAGTAGAAAATGAAGGACAGTATGTTGGTGATACTGAAATTTGTATTCAAACACCTGCATATGAAAAGCACACAGAAGTTCTTAAATTCTTAAAGACATATTTTAAGAAAATACGTCGTTGTGCTTTTCTTTCTTTGCCTGTTGGTGAAATAGTAGGTTCTCATATTGATGAGGGAACTTATTATCTTACAAAAGATAGATACCACCTTTCCATTCAGGGAAAATACAGGTATAGTGTAGGGGATGAAACTATGATTGTTGAACCAGGAACTTTCTTTTGGTTTAATAATAAACTTCCCCATAGTGCTGAAAATATTGGTGATGAGGTTAGAATTACTTTTGTATTTGATGTACCTCATCATAAAAAAAATCCATAGTTAGAGGAGAAATGGAAAAAGTCGAAACTACAATTCTTAGAAGTCTTTTATTTAATAATGATTATTGTAGAAAGGTATTACCTTTTATTAAAAATGAATACTTTGAGAATCTTCACGAGAAAGTAGTTTTTGAGGAGATTTGTAAATTTATTGTTGCTTACGAACAACTAGCAACAAAAGAAGTTCTTTTGATTGAAACAGAAAAAAGAACTGATATTACAGAAGATACTTATAAAATTATTTGTGATTATATTTCTATTCTTGATGATGCACCAGCAGATAAACAATGGTTAGTAGATACTACTGAAAAGTGGTGTAAAGACCGAGCAATTTATCTTGCTCTTATGGAAAGCATCAAAATTGCTGATGGACAAGACGAAAAGAAGTCTAGAGATTCTATTCCAACAATTTTACAAGAAGCACTTGCTATTGGATTTGATAGCCACATTGGACACGACTATCTAAAAGATTATGAAGAACGATATGAATCTTATCACAGAAAAGAAGACAAAATCCCATTTGATTTGGAATATTTTAACAAAATTACCAAAGGTGGTATTCCCAACAAGACCTTAAATATTTGTCTTGCTGGAACTGGAACAGGGAAAAGTTTGTTTATGTGTCATTTTGCGGCATCAGTTCTTCTTCAAGGAAAAAATGTTTTATACATTACACTTGAAATGGCAGAAGAGAAAATTGCTGAACGAATTGACGCAAACCTTTTGAATGTAAATATCAAAGATATTGAAACATTACCAAAAATGATGTTTGATACGAAAGTAAATAATATTGCGAAGAAGACACAAGGAACTTTGATTATCAAAGAGTATCCAACTGCTTCTGCACACGCAGGACATTTTAGAGCACTTCTAAATGAACTCTCTCTTAAGAAATCATTTAAACCTGATATTATTTTCATTGACTACCTTAATATTTGTGGGTCCTCAAGGTATAAGAGTAATTTTTCAGTCAATTCTTACTCTTATGTTAAA